GAAGGTTACTCCAAAAGCCACCGCCACCTTGTTGTTGACCACCACCACCGCCCATCATCTGAGCAGCAGTTACATTTGTTCGAGGACCGTACATCATTCCACGCCCTGCAACTTGATTACCTAAATTTGGCATTCCTAAAGTGGTTAATAGATTACCACCACCAGTTCTTAATCCTCCTAGCCCACCTTTAAGGCCAGCCATAAGTTTACTTCCCCAACCACCACCCGCACCTCTAAAAGCACCTATCCCGCCTCTTGCTGCGTGACCACCAAAATATCCTGCTGCTGCACCACCCAAAGCACCTTTCCAACCACCACCCTTTGATGTCCCACCTATTACTGCTCCTAAAGCTGCCCCTGCTGCGGGATTCCATGCCCCAACAACAACAGGTGCTATTTTCTTGGTCATGTTCCATAGCTTCTTAAAGAAAAATTCGGGCTGACCCGTTACCGGGTTAAGACTGTTTAGCGTATTACCTACTATATAACGGTTCGGATCCTGTATCCCCATCATTCTCATCTGACGGAATAAATCCAGCTTTAACTGGGGATTAGCCTGTAAAATCTCTGCCGGAATAACGGTTTCGCCTTCGGCAGCATGGACCATGTACGTATCACCATAACGCCCGAGACTCGCTAACCCACCTGCTACATCTTTAATTTGTGTTTGCATTAGCCTACCTCATCCGTAACTGCTGGCATTGGGGTGTTACCAAACATTGGAAGATTACCTATAAGACTGGCTGGCGGTACATCAGCTAATCCTCCAAGACCACCTAATCCACCTTCAATTCCAGCAATTCTATCTCGCACATATTTGTCTGGAATAGATGTCTTATCGAATCTTTGCGCCCTTAATAGATCAGCGAACGACCCCGGAAATTGAAATGACGGAGGTCCACCTATCCCCGGAGGTTGAAATCCCGGAGGTCCACCTATCCTCGGAGGTTGAAATGACGGAAATACACCTCCACCTCCTAGTCCTGGTGCTAATGAGCCTATACCGCCAAAAGGAGGCATCTGCATCTGTGATTGTTGCATCTGGTTAAAAGACTGCCCTAAAGGTAAAGAAGGGTTCAGCATATCCGAAGAACCTGTCGGTTGTGCTACCCCGGCCAGTTGTTGATTTCCGCCTAACCCCTGAGAACCGGGTGCAGAAAACATGTTTGATTGCCCTATTGCCATTATCTTGTCACCTCTAAATAGCTGGCTACTACATGTAGCCGATTTGCGTTACCCGCAGTAACTTTTAATATTTCTGACTCTTCTACTACCAGGGGCTGTGTTAGCAATTCTACTGTTCCACTAGCGACTGTTGCTTTTACGCTATAAATTACAAACACGTTAGATGAGGAATCGGTTATTGTCAATGTTATCGTTGACGTAGACGCACTATCATCTGCTACTAAAATAGACTTGAAAATAGCAGTTGTCGGATCCCCTGTACTTGCACTCGCTGCCGTATACAACGTAGTAATATCCGTACTCGTTAAATCCAGTTTTGCGTTTTTGTAATAAGTAGCCATTTATCCCATAAACCAGTTTAATGCCCTTGATTCATCTTTTCCCTCAATTTCTGCAGGGAAATCCTTTTTTACCAGAGCATTCTCAATATCTTTGAAAATACCCTGAAATGTGATCGGATCATATTCATCCGATACATCTGAAAAACTTGATGCCAGTAACCTTCCCATTATCTTCTCCCATCAGGTCGAATATCGAGTCGCATATCACCTAGTGTCCATACAGTATCTACTTCGGAACTCTGGATCCTGACAACAGCTTGCCGCGATCTGGCACGTATAAATGATTGCTGTGTACTTGGGCTAACTTCAGATGTAGAGTTCGTAGTTAATGAATCACCAGGATAATCCCTGGTCTTTAAGACATAATCTACTTTTCCGGTGAGAGCTACATCAGGAATGATCCTTGAAATCAACATGAAATGATCCCCATCGGGGTCTAAATCAAAGTCTGCTGATTGAATGTACGAAGTCATTGCACTACCGTCAGCATTGTCCGTGTATTCATGGATGTATACGTATTGAGTACTACTGTCTTCACCAGCACCTCGGGGATAATCATGAATCCCAAAATCTGCCCACGCAGTTCTGGATAATGTACCAATGTCCCAGGTTCCTTCAGTGAAATTGAATTTCACATAACGGTCATTTTCAGTACTTTCAGATGACGGATAAAACCAGAATACTTCATCAAACATCTTATTTGACCCGGCAACGATTTTATCAATCTGTTCGACATTAAAATCATCGAAAATGTACCGCAGAACCGTACACGGGATAACTTCTGAACGACCTGTATAAACATGGAAGTTTTCCCTTGACATCCAGAACACCTTATCTGCTACCGCAACAACGGCGTTAGGACCAATTAAAGAAGTATTACTAGCCGCTATAGAAAAACCAAAAAAGTTAGGAGGTCCTATAAACCGCATTACATGTGTATTAACATCTGTAAAAATCAATATTTCCTGTCTGGTCCTAAGTGCCCGTACAATCTTCGACCCGGAAGAAAGGGTCATGCCACCAGATGTATTAGTGATCGTAGGTGTCCAGTTAAAAGGACTTTCCTGATCCGACCATCGAACATGTAACAAATTCTGTGCAGTTTCACCAAGTTCATTACATCCTACACAAATTACATGCCGATCATCGCCTGATAATAGTACTTGCCTTGTAACCGTTGGTGTATTCGACGCACCGCTTTGTGCGGATAATGCAGTCGCTCGGGTTCCCGTTGTTAGTGTCTTATCCCAGTAAAAAGGTGCTCCGTCTATCGGGTTAAGTACCAGATCTTCACCATAGTTATCCTGGAACCACAATCTTAACTGTGCAGTAGTCGATGAAACATCTGTTGCCAAACCCCATCCTGTAAAATCATTGGCTTCTTTTACAACGGCTCCATCATCGTGTGCTGCCGCTGTTGTATTCCTCGCACCTCGGACAACTCCGGCATTAATAGTATTAGTGCTTTTCCCCGTATATTGAATTAATTCAGTATCTATTAACATCATCCCTATAAAAGTTACCGTGTCACTACTACTGTGTGCTGCTGCTGAAGTACCATCTGCACCTCTGGTTAATCCACTAAAAATATTACCGGAATTAGAAGTATAAATAATATTTTCACTATTTATTTTAATCGTTCCCATTGCAGGGAATCCTGTAGAATCTCCTACTGTAACTGTCGCATCATCTATTATTACCGCAGAAGAAGTCGCACTAGATGCTGTCTCAAAATCAGAAGCACTCGTTAAAGCAAAAGAAGTTGCAGAATCATTTAATGAGCCGTTTAAAGTAGTAGAAGAATAATCTGTTGTGATACCTCCCCATAGCCCTGCTCCCCATCCTGTTCCCGGAACTGCATCATTTAACCCGGTATTAATTTCATATTTTGCAGTAACAGTGCCGCCTCCAGATCCTGCTCCAGAAGCCGCATCACCCGTATCTACTGTGTAGACAGCCGAACTGATAACTGAGGTGATTTGTAGGTTTGTATTAATAGCAGAAGCATCTACACCTTGAAAAGTAGATGCCCCGCTAAAAGTCACATAATCACCTTCTGCTGATCCATGTGATGCGTCCTCAACTGTTAAAACAGAGCTTCCACTTGTTGTAGTAAACGGATCGGACAATCCTGTCTGTGTTGCCCGTAGAGGTGTAATATCATTATATGCACCTCCCTCTTCGATATAATATTTCTCACTTGTGCCCATGGCCATGAACTTGGACCCATCCAGAGCTACCCAGGTAAACATGGACCGTGGAGTTCCCTTAATAGTTTCCGAACTCAGTTTAGACCAACCGCCCATTTTTTCGGGACGACCTTTCCTGAACCGAATTAAACTCGAGTCATACCAACCCATTTCAGTGCCATAGGAAGTCGTTTCCTTATTGATACCCGGTTTAAATGTTATTTTAGCTAATGGCATTTTTATTAATCATATGGTGTTGAAAAGTTACTGGATAGTTGCGCATTGGGGTTGTAAGTACTACCCCCATAATTACCCCCATAATTACTTCCATATAATTGATTACCTCCATATAAATTACCCCCAGGATACAAAAGAGGGCTGATGCCTCCAAAACCTGGCGGTGCTTGTTGTGCTTGTTGTGCTTGAGGACCTCCAGATAGTGCCCTTAATCCTTGTCCCATTAGGAATGTCTTACCTAAACTAGATAACCCTGATGTTAATCCTGAAGAAGCCGCAGTACTACCAAGTCCAAGTGCAGCAGAAGCCCCAGGAAAATTAGCCATTGATATACCGGGTAATGTTCCCCCTAGTTGCCCCAATGGAACACCTTGGGCGAAATTTAAACCACCCCACAAGTTAGGGGCAGCACTACTTAAAGCATAATTACTCGCAGTACTACCCGCAGCACCACCAGCACCACCTAA